GATAGACGAACTGTTTGTGAACATAGCCAGCTTAAAGGTGTCCGCAGCAATAGAGCTTCCGTCACCGCGAGAGTGCGTAGTCCAAAAATGGATTCCCGCGTTTATCTCTCTTTTGTAAGTACCGCAAATACCAGATGTTCCTACAGCCATTACAGCCTCCTTATAATCTCGGCCATGTCTTCATGGCCCTGTTTCTTCATCAAAGCCCAAATAGTCGTTCGTTCGCTCTGACACATCTTATTCATATAAAAGACTAGCACTTCTTTTAAACGTTGTCTGTGAGCATACGCTTGTTCCCGTATGACAGGAGGAGCGGTGTCCGAAACCGCCATTATCTTGTTCAAAGCCATCTCAGCTATGTCTTGCGGGGAATGTCCCCCGTTGTTGCTAGTGAACACCACCGCATCGCCAAGCTCGCTGGCGCTAACAGGACCGTGCATTACGCTACGTCCCTTCGGACACGGTCGTATCGGTACTGGTCACGAGTTTGTTTTCCTTCGCCCAGATTCTTCAACCACTGGATCGATTCTAAAAACCGGTCTGTGTATTGTTTTAAAATATCCGGTTCGCCTTTCATAAAGGTGTAAGCCTCCACAAGGCTACCGTACAGAAGGGCTAGCTCGGCATTGTCGCCTAGCCAAGTGGTTCCACTGGCAGCCGTGGTTATAGAATCGGGCCTGTAAAAGTAATGTAGCTCCATCGTAAAGTTGTCGTTTGGCGTAGGGGCTATAAGAAAAGTAGACTCGTCCCAGTCTCCATAATATTTAGGAACCCCTGTAGTTGCGGGGTTAGCCGTGAAATCCTGGAGCATGGTTACCTGCTTATAGAGCAGAAATTCTTTGTTAGAAGAATTTATTACGCTGAGTGAGTTTTGGGACAGAAAATCAGTTGGTTTTTGCAGGTAGGCGTTCCCGCTGGATGCCGCACCCTGGGAAGACTTGCGAAACACATCTAATTGGCATTCTTTCAAAATGCGTTCTTCTGCGTTTAAAATAAATCGTGGAAGCTGGCTGACAAACGTTGTTTCCGTGCTTTGAACGTAATCTTGTATCGCTGTCTTTAGCGTGGTGTATGTATATGCCATATCAAAAACTCATTTCGTGATGCTAACAGGACCGGCAGTGGCGAAAGATCCGCCGCCAGAAACACTTCCTGTGGTAGCGGTCCCGCTGCTGGCCGTGAAGGAATAAAAATAAGACTGGAAGTCGGTACTGGCATCCCCTGCAATGACCGTTATCGAATAACCCGAAGATAATTCAAGGACAGATTCAGTGAAACCGTCGAAGTTCTCTACACTACGAAACCGCACAACGTCCCCCGTGGACCTCCCATGTCCGGGTTCTAAGACTGTGATTACCGCAGAACCGCTTGAAGAAGACGTAAAAGCGTTAATAGGCAATAGAACTTCTACCGCAGGTTCTGTGCGGTCTGGCCTAGGATCTCGGAGAGCCTGGGGGTCTGCTGGAGTTTTTACAACCGTCAACTGGGGCTGCTTGGCTTCCCACTCGTCTTTTCCAACGAGCATACCAGTCCATTCCTTACGCATATCCCGCAAACGATACGCGGCACCAGAACGATCCGAAATGCCTTGGGCATATTTATTTGAGGCATACCTAGCCATTACGAGGTCGCGCTCAAGTAGCTGTACGAGGGTACGATACTAAAGCTAGCCCTGTCCCGGTCTTCTTCAGCGGCTCTCAAAAACTCTTCTTCGTATATAGTCTTTAACAGAGTAGTTCGTTCGGGGGCTATTTTTAAGGATAGGTAATAGGCCAGACCTGCGGCCAAACAGGGGTAAAAACGAAACGGAACTTCTACGGTGTCTATCGAAGCATCCGCGTCGTCTATCCTCAACAGCCGGTCATATATAAAAACATCCGTGCTGTTCTCGGGGGTGGGCCATATCTTGACAACAGGGGTAATCTGCCGGTCCACGTAATATTGAGTGGGCCTTCCTGTGGTTGTTTTAGTGGGGATGCTTAAAAAATCGTCGCGGCTCACCCTGCTTATAGAAATGTCCGTGCCACTACGACGTATCACAGAAGACAAGATGTCTATCGTTGACCGAACGTCCGTTATACTGGGATCCGCTGATATAGTTGTAGTTATGCCGGATTCATCGCTAGCAGAGCTAGAGATAGTTTCTCCGGCGGTAAACGAACCGCTTGGTATGCTAAGAGTAATTGTGGTGGAACTTGGTTTAGTCAGAACTACAGCGGTGGACGCGCTCGTCTGACCAGTAATAGTGTTCCCAATGACAAGGTTGGTTGACGACCCTACCGTTGCGGTTATCGTACCTGCGGGGTATTCGGCGAGGCCGGACACGACCGTTTGACTGACTTGATTTATAGTCCAGCGATTGAGACCTCTATTAGCCCAATCCGCAAAAAGGAAGTTTAACGAGCGACGGGACGTGACCGCGTCGTAACCAGTCCGAAATTCTGACCCGCAACGTTCAAACGCTTCTTCAACGTAATCTGCTACATTAGGCTCAAAGTCCTTAGATCCGGAAACCGCCATTGTAAAAAAAACCTTTCACGTTAACTCCAAAGAGCCGCCTGCAAGGCAACGCCCAGTTGACCTAAGACTAAAACACCAACTGCCCAGAGAACCTTATGAACCCAATCTAACGACTTTTGTATGTGGTGAAGGTCATTAGTTTTGATTGTATCTAGTTTTTGGTTGAGAAGTTTAAATTCTCCGCGAAGTTCTAGGATCTCCAGTTGGTTCTTGCGTCCTATGTTTTCAACCACGTCTAAATCCTGCGCTAGTACTGCTTCAAACAGTAAAGAACAATGGAATACGTGTCCCCACTGCTGTGCCCAACGGTTGTAAGTTGAATATCTCCCGTATTGCCGCCGGAGGCCGCAACGTTGGGAAGACCGCTCATATCGGAATAGTCTAGCGTGTCGGAGTAATCAGCGGGAAGTTCCGCCGCAATAACATCCGTGGAAGCGTCCCAGAGAAGTTTGACACCCATTCCGACATTGGTGAACGTGATCTTCTCAATATTGACCCCCGTGCAAGCCGTCCCGTCTTGCAGGGACGCAAGCGCGGACACATCTACTTTAACAACGGCAGCTTCGCCGGATCCGTCGCTTGTGTTTGTGCAATAGATGACGGCCTTTCTAGCGCCGTCTTGCACGATGGTTTTTGTTACAGCATCAGCCATGTCGAACTCCTTCTGAAAGGGTGGGAGCGGTTAAACCCCCACCCAAAACAAATTAATTTATAGTTGCGATAGGAGTAGATAGGGCCGTTGTCATCCAAGTAGAGTTGGTTCCGTCATCGACAACGCATGTCATGGAGATACGGGCGTTAGCTACCGTTGAGTTTGGCAGCGTCAATGTATCGCCCGCAACATCGCTAACGGGGTTAACCGCTGTACCCGCCACCAATGACAACATGCCTTGGAAATTAGATACTGCGCTACCCGGAAGTACGAATGTAGTTGTTACGCTTCCGCCGACAGCCACAGTAAGCTGAAAGTCATACGTCACACCTACGTTGCCTGTAGACAACGCGGGAAGGTTAACAATATTTGCTGCTGCGCCGTTAATCAAAAACACAGTTCCTGATTGAGCCGCCGTCAAGGTCTCTGTTTTTGCCCCCGCTGCATTAAAGTCTGTGTTAACAGAGCGTCTGGCAGTAACAGAACCACTAGTGGCAATGTTGCCGCTGGCGTCGATGTCAAGGTTGGTGGTAACCGCGCCCGTTACCGCAGCAACAGAAATCTGTTCAAAGCCGTTTTCTGAACGGACGGGACCGTTAAAAGTCGTATTAGCCATCTTCGTTCTCCTTACGAGAGATATGCCCTAGAGTCATCGTAAGCGTCTGCTGGGACAGTCGCTAGGGCTATGATTCCCAGAAAGTAGGGGGAGGGAAAACCCTCCCCCTTTAGTCTTAGGCTCCAGGGGAACCGTACACGCAACGTGGGTCAGAGTAACCGTAGCTATAACGCTCACGGGCTTTGTACCGTACATTACCTGTATCAAAGTCGCCCTCCATCTTCGTAGACATCGGCATACGCTCAAAGTGAACGAAGCCGCGAGGAGCATCCGTCTTAATGAAGAATGCGTCCGTGTCCGTCAGATAATGGTTAACCGTATAACCCTGCGGGAGCATACCCATGTTACGCGTAGCGTTAACATCGTTGTCCGCAGTACCTGGGCGAAGAGTAGACTCGAGAAGACGATCCGCGACAAACTGAAGTGCCGGAGGGATAATCAACTTCTGTCCACGAACTGATACCTTGAGGCCGCGCTCATCGACAAAAGCTGCAATGTCGATCAGAGAATTCTCAAGACTGGTTTCGTTTAGATCAGCTGCCGTCGATGGCTCGTTACTAAGCGAACCATTGTTTACGAGAGGATGGTCAGTAGCGCAAAGCTCCTTACCATCACCACCCGAAAACGTGCTATCGAAAGCGTTGTTCAGCGTAGCTGCGCCCTTCACCTGTTTGGTGTTGGCCATACTGCGTGCCAAAGCTTTCGTGTAGCGAGATGCCAGACGATCATAGAGATTATCCTCGATTGCTTCTTCCGTAATGGAGAAAGCAAGCGCGATAGTCTCATGCGTATACCGTGCGGTATACGCTTCCTGGGCGTCATCAAAGGTAATCGATGAACCTTCCTGCTTAACCGGGGCTGACCCGAAGCCTGAAAGCATAACTTCCTCCTCAAAAGCACGTTCTGAAGATTCCGTGTCATAGATTTCCGATGATTCATCGTCATACCGGGCATACTCAAGACCGAAGAGGGCGTTGAGTCCCGGCTCTAGCTCTTTTGCCAGTTGTGCTCTACTAATAGCCATTATTCAATCCTCTCCTATACGCCGGTAGTCGAAACAGTACCCGCAGCAATGGAACCCGTAGGTGCATTGAATGGGTTATTGATTCGAACAATTGCGCCAATTCCAGCAGCCGCAAAATCCTGATTTTCAGGATCTTCCGCCCAACCCATAACCCGCAGTGTGAGGCTATTGGTTGTTGCCAGAGTGCTGATGGCCAAACGTCCAAGTGAAACACCTGTAGCGTCTGTGCCTGTAATGCCCGTGGAAAGACTTGCGTTAAGGAAGACACTTGCACGCGCAGTTGCCTTACTCGTCCACGTAGCGTCCGTTGCAACTACATACAACTGGCTGGGATCGTCATTAATAAAGGCTTTGACAGGGTGGTCACTGTCCGCCCCGGCGCCCGGCCAGTAGTTACTCCAAACTGGTTTTCCAGTGGTGCTAGAGACATACTCACATCCTTGAAACACACCTAGATGACTAACCGTGCCACCAGCGGCATTACCCGTAGCGTCAATATACCCCGAAGCAAGGGGAATAACGATCTGGCCGTGGTAAAGCTTGGTAGTGTTGCCATTAGCGATTTCATACGGAGTATATCCGGTAAGACCAGTGGAATTTGAACCTCCGCCCAACTTACTAATTGGGCGCAGGCCAAAGCTTCCATTACTGTTAGCCATTTTTTATCTCCTAGTCCTCGCTTTGAGGACCTCCAAAAGTTACACGAGATTGCCGATCAGGATTATTGATCGGCATTGCCGGATGCTGTTCACGAGCAAGGTCGTTATCAACAGCGGCCATTTGATTGTGAGTCATGCCGCGAAAATACGCGCTGCGTTCCTCAACTGTTTCGACGGGAACTCTTGCAAGCAGAAGACCACCTACGCCTATAACACCAGCGTGTTTACCATCATCAACAGTAGGAATCTCAAAATCTGGGTATTCTTCACCACGTACCAGTTCCCAACCCTCGCGGGAGCGCGCTGCTACGTTTTTACGGTCGTCAAAACCCATTACTGAGGCCCTAATCCATCGATGTTTGTAACCCTCTGGGGCGGGCGGTGCGTCCAACATGGACGGTGGCTTCCAAGGTTCTCGGCGTGCTTGCCGGGCACGAGTTTCATTGGCTCTTGGCGTTCTCGTAGACTTTTGGCGAGATGTGTCATTCTCAGTAGTCATGGTCTTAATCCTTCACATACTTGGCGTATTCATCAAGAGGTACATTAAGCCTCTTCGCAATAGCTACCTGTGAAGGTGTTAACCGCACAGTTTTCCGTCCACTCTTGTTGCGGGATTTGGAAGATTCGGCCGACGCAACCCTTCTTCCCCCGGTTTTAGGCTTGGAATCGAATTTATTTGGAAACTCGTTTCGCAGCCTACTGTCAAGTTCAGCGTAATAGTCATCCGACGACGGGTCAAACCCCTCGTCCTCTACAAGACGACGATGAATGCCAAAAGCCCCATATGTCATAACTTCATCCTGGCCAAACCAACCATTGTTGGCTGCCCAAGACTCTGCTTTTGGATCCGCTTTCGCAACAGCAGGCTGCTGTACCGGAGCAGGCTGCTGTACTACAACACCGGATTCTTCTTCGGATTGATCCAGCCTTTTTCGGTTGCTTTTTTGAACAGTCAACTCTGCCATCGACTCTTGAGCAGACACGATTTTGTCAACGTCACCGGTCTCATGAGCTTCGCGAAGGTTGTTCTTCGCGGACTCCATCTCAACACTTAAACGGCCGTCAAACTGTTCGAGAAATCCTTTGTCCAAGGATTTAATTCGTTCCTGAAGGGTTTCGTTTTCCTTGCGGACGTTTTCAGCAAACGTTATTGCGGATTGCTTCTGACGCTCCTCTTCACGAAAACGTTTAGTTAGCTCGTTAATACGGCCTTTTACGCCAGAGCTATACTCTTCCAACTCTTCTTCGTTAGACTCTTCCGCCGCAATTACGGGAGCGGCGTCCTCAGAATCGTCGGACCCTTCGTTGATATTTACGTCAACCGAATCTTCTTCGTCATCACCAACGTCAATTTTTGTCTCTTCAGGCATGGTACATCTCCATGGTTTAACTCTTCTTTCTATACGTGTTTGATATCATCGGGCTCAAGAATAGTAG